CAGTTACGTGTTTTTCGACCTCAAATATGCTCTTTTCAAATAGGAACAGCAAGGAATAATTATGAGAAAAAAAGAATCAACAAGTCAGACTACGGTCTTTTCACTTTCAATGTATCCAGACGAAATCAGGCAACTTGAGCAACAAGCCCGACTTAACGGCGTTGCAACATATAAGATGTTTTGCCGGGAAATAATTAGAATGTATCTGACAACAGTAAAGGAGAAAAATGGGGAAGGCGAATAAAAAACAACTGCCGTTATGGCTTGATACCTTGGCAAAAAAGTACTGGGCACAGTTCGCAAACAACGTAAATCTTGACGATCGGTTCCTGTATGAAACGCTTGCACATTACTGTTCCTTTGCTTCCGAGTACCGACGAGCAAACGACGAGATACTAAGAGATGGATTGACGATCAGTACCTATACCGACACAAACGGTAAAAAGTCTGGTATCAAAATACATCCTGCTGTACAGATCAAAAGTCAAGCCATGACTCATATGCAAAGACTGTCGAAGATGTTATTTTCGCCAGAAAAAGACGCAGGGAAAATTGAAGCAACGGAATTAACTGAGTTCTTTGGAGATTGATAAAAATGGAAACACAAAACGCCCTATTGACTATTTGCAGAAATCTATGCGTAGCAGATATGCTTTTAATATGCGAAGATCATCGAGACAGGACTATGTCAAAAGAGACTATAGCTAAGTTTGACAAGTTGGACGAAAGACAAAGTATATTGAAATCACTTATGGGAGAATAATGGTCCCAGAACACCTCATCAAAACAGCCAGTGACCGTCAAGCTGTAGCCGATGGCTGCTACTTCAGTGAAGAGGAACCCCTCAAAGTAAAAAGGTATATCGAGAAGTTTCTGTGCAATTCTAAGGGTGAAGACCGTGGCACAAAAATTCAATTGCTAGATTGGCAGTACGAGGAAGTAATATTGCCACTATACGGTTGGCGTACAGCTTCTGGCGGTATGAGATTTTCAACTTGCCAGCTATGGATACCTAAGAAAAACGGTAAGAGCTTTCTGTCTAGTGCCCTTTGCTCATATCATCTAGCCAAAGAAAAAGGTGGTGAAGTATATTGCGTTGCTGGCACCAAAGAACAAGCTGATATTTGCTTCTCAGAAAGCTGTAACCAAGTTAACTTAAACGAAATTCTCAAGAAGAACTTCTGGGTTCGCCGATCGCAAATGAGAATTGAAAATCAATCTAACGGTAGCAAATTTATCGTCCTACCGTTTTCCGTTAACGCTTGCCAAGGCTTTGACTCTAACTTTATTGTTATGGACGAGATTGCGTCTTGGGGAGCACACCACAGAGAGGTGTACACCAACTTAGTCAAATCTATTATGTCCCGAAAAGCAAAGGGACAATCTGCTATTGTCTTTATCGCCAGTACAGCACAATTCGACACTTCACATTTGGGTTTCGAGCTTTTCAATTACTGCAAAGAGATCTTAGCTGGCACAAAAATAGACACCACTATATTGCCTATCGTCTACGCCCTAGATCTAAACGACGACTGGACGCTGGAAGACAATTGGACAAAAGTAAATCCTAGTATCGGGCACACTGTAGATATTCAGTTTTATCGTGATGAATATATCAAGGCAAAAAATATGCCTAACGAGGAAGCTGCGTTCAGAACTTTGTTTCTGAACCAATTCTACGGTTCTGCAAAAAACTGGATACCTACAACTCTCTGGCAAGAGAATTACGAAGACTTTGTCGAAGAAGATCTCCACGGTTTAGAGGCAATAATTTCTATCGACGCATCCAGAAAGTGGGACTTAACTTGCGTAATGATTTCTGTCAGAAAAGATAACTTAATCTATCTGATGCCTAGATTCTTCAGCGTCAGATGTTTGGCTGAACAAAAACAACGCCAAGATAATGTCCCGTATCTCTCTTGGGAAAAGCAAGGCTTGATTACCCTGACTGAGGGGACGGCGATAGATATGGCAGAGGTCAGGGAGCAAATTCTTATAGATTGCAAAACATACAATGTTACGGAAGTCAGATATGACCCATACGCCTTGCAGGAATCTGTCAAAATCCTAGATACAGAGTACGGTTTGAACATGGTCGAGGTGAATCAGTCGCCATCCGTTATGTCTCAGCCCACAGCATACTTTGAACAACTCATAACTGCCCACAGAATACGCCACAACAATCACGCAATTATGAATTATTGTCTGGGCAACACAGCGATACGAACAGACAACCAAGAACGAGTAATGCTGGACAAGCTGAAGTCAAAGGGTAGGATTGACGGGGTCTCAGCGGCAATAACTGGTCTTAGCTATTGGTTAGCCTACGAAGATCAAGACTTAGATATGTGCCCTTTCGGTTTACTGCTTTAAAAATAGCGGAATCAATGCTAAATACTGCATGATCAATTGGCTAACAAAAAAACTAACCCGCTCGCAAGGTGTCACCTTTAATGGCGGCAATCTTGACAATTTGTTCCGAAGTTACGCCAACAATTACAGTGGCGTAAATATCAGTGCTGAGAGTATTCTTGGCAATCCCACCGTTTACCGAGCCGTAAATCTAGTAGCTGGAGCAGTTGGAAAAATCCCGCTCCATATCTATCGATACACAGACGACGGTCGGGAAAAAGCTACGGCTTTGACGCCATACAAGCTGTTACTGAAACAACCACACGAACTTTACACAGCCTACACTTTCAAGCATTCACTTTTGAGCAATGCTTTGATTTACGGAAACGCTTTTTCTTATATTGAGCGAAACCAATTCGGGACCCCGGTACAGTTGTGGCTTTTAGATTCCCGACACACTTGGATCAATTACCAAGCTGGGGTTTTGAATTACAGTACTACCATCAACAACAAGCAAATTAATTTTGGTCCTGCTGATGTGTTGCATATCAAGGGTCTAAGTCTAAACGGCATCGTTGGCGTACCTTTGCTTGATGTTCTGAGTAACGCCTACGGGTATGGTCTAGCTGTACACAGACACGCCACGCAATACTTTGCCCGTAATGGCAAGCCAAGTATTATTATCGAGTTGGCTCCACACATCAAAGACAATGCCAAGGTAGCTGAGTTCAGACGACTATGGACAGAACAACACAACGCTGGCAATAGTTCGGCACCAGCATTTTTAACTGCTGGCAACAAAGTAGTTCCATATTCATCAACCAACGACGCTGGGCAGCTTATCGAAAATCTGGAATATGATTTAATCGTCGTAGCAAACTGTATTGGTGTACCTGCAAGCAAGCTAGGCAGCAAACAGAATACTAGCTATTCGTCATTAGAGTCTGAATCAACAGCTTTCTTACAAGACATTGACTGTTGGTTAGTTCAATTTGAGCAAGAGTGTGAGTCTAAGCTTTTGACAGAATCAGCTAAGCATAACGACACTCATTATATTGAGTTTGATCGTAAATCATTGATCAAAATTGAGACCAAGACTGAGTCAGAAACATTAATTAGTGAGTTCAACAATGGCATTATCTCCTTTGAGGAAATGCGGGCAAGAATCAATATGCCTTTGGACAAAAACGACAAAGACGAATGGCGTAGACCAGCAAATATAGTAGTTGAGTCCATGGAAGCTGAGCAACTGCAAATACAGCAAGATCAATTCAAGGTAACGACAGAAGCTGCTGCTTTGCCAGAAGTAGTAGAAGAAGAAGAAGTTAAGCCAACAGACAAGCCAGAAGACGAACGACTTAAACAAATGAAAATTTTAACCTTAGACAGGCTGCTAAATAGAGTTGCAAAGTCAAAGGACGAAATTAGCAATCATAGAAGTATCTTTGTTCAGAGTCTAAGTCCCTTTGAAAATTCGGCAGTATTCACGGACGAACTTTTCGCAAAGATTGCGACTGCCGATGACAGACAGAAATTTATTGAGACTTTAGATGTTGAACAATTAGCCGGAGAGTTAAATTAATGCAAACACGAATGATCGAAACAAAAGTTAGACTGTCAGAAGACGGTCAGCACATTGAAGGCGTAGGTTCTCTGTTTAATAGTGTTTATTTTGTCCCGCAAGAAGGCATGTATGAGACTGTGCGTGCGACAGCATTCAACAGAAGTCTGTCAACAGGGCGAAATATTGAAGTCAGATACAATCATGATAAAAACCATATTCTTGCATCTACTGAGCTAGGTTCTGCCAAAGTATGGGTTGACAGCAACGGTTTGAATTACCGAGTTAGATTTAATCCGGCAGATCCAGATCACCAAAAAGTAAAAGCTAAGATTGACAGCGGAATCATCAAAGGCAGTAGCTTTACTTTTGTCCCACAAAAAATCTCTTTTTCTAAAGACGCACAACACAGACACATTGCAAACATAGAAGATTGCGATCTGTACGAAGTTGGTCCAGTCAACGAAGGTTGCAATCCTTTAGCAACAGCTTTCGTAAGATCAGTAGATTCAGAAATTCAATCACAATACAAGCTATGGATTGAGACCGAAAAAAGATTTCAACATTTGAATCACTTGATCTATTAAAAAATTTGGATTGTGATTGATACATAATATCAAGCACAAGTAAGCCAAGTCTTAAAAACTCCCTAGTGAGTAAATGTGCAACACACCATTTATTCATTAGAGGTTAATTATGAGTTATTTTGAATCAAAGAAATTAAGAGAAGAAAGATTTGCTGTTGTCACACAGATGACCGATATGGCTGCTGAAGTCAAGAAGTCAGAAAGAGCTATGTCAGTTGACGAGATGGCGACTTGGGACAATCTTGACAATGCACAAAAAGATCTGATGAGCAAGATCGACACAGCAGAACGATTTCTGTCGCTGCCAAAAGAAGAAGAAGCACCAGTAGTTAAGTTTGCTCCAGAACTTAGATCTTCTGCTGTTTCAGATTACGACTGCAATCAAGCTGTAAGAGGTTTCTTGCTGCGTAACGCTGGAGAAAATGTTCCTGAAGAATGTTTGCGTTCTGCAAACAAACTAAAACTGAATATCAACACCAGCAACATGGCAACTTCTTTCCGTCATCAGACTGTAGGTACAGTAGCTGACGGTGGACACTCAGTTCTGACCGGAGCTTTCATTGGCTTTGAGAAGGCAATGTTAGAATACGGAGGCATGGATTCTTTCTGCCGTATCCTTAACACTAGCCAAGGCAATCCACTTCCTTTGTTGATGGCTGACGACACAGCAAATGTAGGTGTAATTCGTGCAGAACTTGCTTCTACAGGGAATGTCAACTTCGCTCTGTCCAGAGGTGTGATTAATTCATACAGAGTTTCGTCAGCAGTTTTTAAGGTTTCCAAGGAATTGCTTCGTGATTCCGAAATCAACATCAGCTCATACATCTCAGAGATCTTGGCTGAGCGTCTAGCTCGTAAGGCTTCTGGACTGTATATCAGCGGTGGCGGAACTACAGAGCCCCTTGGTATTGAAGGACAAGCTGTTACT